TGATTCAAAGATTTCTTTATGCTCTTCACCGTACTTGGCATACTCTAAACCAAATAAGGCGTTAAGGCCGGGTAATAGCTCTTTAAGGAGCTGGGATCTTGAAATAGCCATGATTTAATATCCTCTTTAAGACGTAACGTCGCCGTTAGCGAAGGCATGAAAATTGCCGTTAAATTTAACCAACAAGTCAGTGTAAGTATCACCCACTGCTGAGTCTCCACGGTCACTAAAACCAACAATCTTAAAGCCCGCAGTTGTATCTACTGCTGTAGCATCTACTGCTAGTGTTGATTTACCAGTAGTAGTACTTACATCGTTAGTATCTGGAGTAGACGCGAAAAACGTATTACGCCCCAAGAAAGCCTGCGCAACAGTTGCGTCAGCTTGTGCTTGGAAAGTTACGCCCGGATCAACTACAACGTAAGCAATGATGTCAGTGCCAGTTGGGGCAGTTGTGCCAGCAGGGTAGCGCTGGTCAAAAACCAACTGCCCTTGAGCATTAACGTATTCACAACCAACAAAAACACCTAAAGCGCCGCCGTTAGCAACAGCAGCAAAGTTGTTAGTGTCGTTTGCACTGCCTGTTTTAACAGACAATTGGACAAAGCCGTCTTTTAAAATAACAACAGAACCAAAGCCCATTTGCACGGCGTAGCCTGCTGGGTCGATTTTAAATGCGTCACGCGCACCACAGTATGGTGAGCCGTCAGCGTTCTTTACGGGAACTAGCCCGTATGGGGAAGCTGTAGTAGCCATTTTAGATTTCCTCTAAAAATAAGTTTAGTCTATTTAGCCTTGGCCAAATGAGACATTCGTTTTCCTATCATTAAAGATAGGCATTCTCGGATCGTTTTCACGCATCAAGTTGTTATCCACTGCTGCCATCTGATTCTTAGTTTCCTGAGCGTAGTATTCTCTACGCTGCTGTAACATCTCATCAGGCATCTTACATAGCATTAGACCGCCAATTACGATGTTATCTTTGAACTTATCGCTCTCAGTAACAACCATAGTAATCTCGGGATGGTCTTCTGCACGTACGGGTGTCCAACCTTCGCGCAATTTTGAGTTAATGTTACCGGCATCGGTAGCGCCTAACGTACTAATACGAACCCATTTGAACGCATACCCCGGTTCTGGGGTTGGATCAGGTAGTAAACTTGGGGCTTCCCATTGTTTAGGTGCCGCAGTTTTCTCACGGGTTTCTTGGTCGCGTTTGATTCTATTATCAGCCATGTTACACATTCCTCATCATTACTAGTTGTTTGGCGTACTGCTCATTAGTCAGTCCCAAACGTTTGGCAAGCCGTACTTGTGTTTGCGTTAAAGTGACCTTTTTAGGGGCCGTGCTCCGCGTAGCGGGGGCAACCACATTAGCTCGTTTCTTTTTCGGTGCATCCTCGAACTTGTCGGGGAAGATTTGTCGCATACGAGTGTCAATTTTCTCGTAGTACTCGTCGCTGTCAGTACTCATACCTTCAGCTAAGAGTTTGTTATGTACTCCCATTGCTAGACTGTTCATCTCGAGGTCTGTTTCAAACCAAGGGTTGCGAGCGACCCAGTCTTCGGCACGTTTGTCAACTTGCGCTGACGAGTTGTCCTGTATTGTTACATCGGAAGACGTCTCTTGTAAAGGTTGTGGCTTAAAATTCTTTACTTTATCAGCCTTTATCTTTGCAGATGTTAACTTCTCCTGTGCTTCCATGACTTTTTCTGAGTCTCCCGACTCATATGCGTCTTTATACTGCCTTTTGGCTTGTAGCACCTCAATGGCTGTATTTCGCTTAGCTTGCTCTAACAATGCCTCGCGGTTCTTATTAACATCACCTTTAAGAGCGTTATTTTCGTCAGCCAATTTCTTGGCGAACTCAACAGCTTCTTGGCGCTCACGTTCAGCCGATTCTTTAGCCCGGCGTTCGTCGTGGTAACCCTTTTGGATTTTGTTAATACGCTTTTTAACTTTAGAAGAGTAACCTTCAAGCTCTTGCTCAGTTACATCCTCTGGCGCTTCAGAAGCCTCACGCCCTTGGTCTTCTTCAGGGGTGTCATCGACGATTTCAATGTCATTATCATCATCATCTTCTTCAACTTCGACTTCTTGCTCCTTTTTATAGTCGTCTTCAGTTTTTTTACCACTAATGTCAATCTCTACCGAGCCTGACTCTTCGACCTCGACTTCTTTTTCCTCACCTTCGTGGGGGAATTCAAACTTCACTTCTTCAAAAGGCATGACTTTCTCCTTACGCGTGCGTGATGCCACGAGGGTCGCCAATAACGGCCTCAATGGAATCATCGTTCATTAAGCGGTACTCTTTACCAGATACAGTAAAGCGCGTTCCGGTGTTCATACGAAACATTACGTAGTCCCCGACTTTGCACCATGGTTCACCACTAAATCGGTCTTTGTCGGTATAGGCTTGTTCCCCCATATCTACCACAATGCCCATAATGGACATAATGTACTCACGTTTAAGCACGGAATCGGTCTTAATAAGACCACCTTCGTACTCAGTTTCTACTTCAGGTAAGGCTACTAATACACGATAGCCCACAGGTTTAGGGAGTTGCGCCTCGAAAAGCGCTTCTTCCTGTTCTTTCCGTATGTGCGGAGGCACAGCGAGGATTGAATCAGTCATCATCTTCTTCCAGATAGTTTTTGGCGAGGTCTTCGACATGGTTTAGACAGGAGTCGTATCCTCGGATTTTTCCTGTTAGTTCTCGGTATTCAGCGAAGTCTTTAGCTCCGCCTCCACTGAGAAATACTTGCAAAGAGGCTTTATCCTCATTGATTTTGTCGCGCAGTACGTCAAATACTGTTTTAGCCATTACTTGTTACCTTTTGGTTTGTTCGGCTGGCGTATCTTTAATAAGTCGAGGTCTACCTTAGTATTGTCACGACGGCGGTCTGCGGACATCTTAGCTCCCGCTTTGCGCTCGTCTAACTCCAACTCGGCTTGTTCTATTTGCATTTTCATCTCGGCTAACTTGGCGTCTAACGCTAGTTTCTGCTGGGCTAGTTGTGCGTCAGTCTGATCTTTCATAGCCTTACGCTGTGCTTCAGCTTGCGCTGCTTGGGCGTCGGTCTGATCTTTCTGCATCTTACGCTGCACTTCTTGCTGTTTGGTTTGCTGCTCTTGCTGCTGTAACTGGAACACAGGGTCTTTGGCTTGTTCTTGTGCTTTCTTACCCGCTGCTTGTTTCTTGTGTCCTTCGGTTAACTGCTTGCCTGCGTCTGCGACTAAGCGAGACAAGTTAACTTCAACCTCTTCTGGCAGCTCACTGTTAGGCGGCGTTAAGCCAAAACCTAACTTCTCTTCCATCTGCTGTCTATATAAGAAGGCTGTATGCTCAGCAATGTGGGCTTGTATAGCCCCCATGATCTGCTTGGCTTGTGGGTTTTGGCCAATCATCTGGGCAACCATTGGGTCTTCCATAAACGACTTGTGGGCGTCAATGTGGGCTTGCTGGTCTTGGTAAATAAACGCTTGAACAGGCTTTCCAGTTAAGAAGCCCATGTTTTCACTAATTGGGTCTGTAGGCTCTGCATCTTCCGATGTAGGTACTAACTTCTCCGCGTTCTTAACACCTAACACGTCAATCATCTGACGGTGTAGCTGCGGTAAATCATATATCTGTGGCGCTTGTGACGACATCTGGAGGACTGTCTGATACTGGACAACACGTTGTGCCATGGTTGTGTTGTTAGGATCACTTACAGGTATAACCTCAGTCATCTCGTAGTCCGAGCGTTTTGCGTTCAGCTCACCACGGGTTGGTTGGTATTTATACTCGGCAGGTGCGTACTCAGCCATGAGAGACTTGAGTAGCTTAAACTCCTGCTTCATAGAGTAGTGGACACGGGCCTGTACAGCGGCCATAGGCTTGAGCGTACGTTCTAGTATCGCAAGAGTCGTGCCAACTGGAGCGTTAGCGGACATATCTGAGATGTCCATGTCACTAATAGCCCCTAGACGGCGGCCTTCAGTAGTGATCTTGTCCAGTAACGCTAGCAGTGTCTGGCTAGGTTCTTTGTACGGTAGCGGCATGATGTTGTCGCGGATTGCACCTGACGGTACATCGACGTCTTTCCACTCACCCGGCTCAATCGGCGTATCATCACCCTTAATACGTAACCCGCGAGCCTTTAAACCGCCCGGTAGGTTAGATAATGTACCAGCATCAACCAACTGGCGAATGATAGACGTACCTGCGCGTGCGTAGCCGCCAATGATATGGATTAGACCCATACCGTAGAAACCAAAGCCCGGAACGTACGTGTAGTGTACAAAGTGCTGACGCTTCATGTGTAAGTCGTCGTCTTCGTCCCAGTTGCGTCGGATGGCTAATACTTCGCCTGTACCGCGCTCGATGGTGACAACGTACGGCTTAGCAATCTCGTCTTCATCGTCATCTAATGCTTCTATAAACAAGTCAACGTGTACTTCATACAGTGTGAAGCGGTCGTCATCGCTTATTGAGTAACCACCTTCTTCTGCCTTACGTTCTTCAATGTCAGTATGGTACGCCTGCGGCTCCCCCAAATTAACATCTGAGTAAAACCCTATGGACTGTAGTTTCTTCAGCTCATTCTTAGTTTTACGCATAACATGAGTAACACGCTCAGCAGTCTCTATAGTAGACGCACCGTAAGGCACGATTACTTCTTCCGCTGGGATATAAGTAGCGCATGGACGACCCATATTCGGCTCGTAATAAACCTTCTTAAAAGCAGAGCCTGATAGACCTAAAGAGTATAAGAGGCGCTCGTGCTCTGGACGATACTCAACCATGTTCTCGGTAAGTTCATAGTTCATATCAGCGCGTACACGCTCCGCTGCTTCTTCTTTTTCTTTAGTCTCTTCGCCCAAAATCTTAGTCTTAACGGGGCCAGCGGCAGGAAACGTCTCAGACATAGCTTCTGCTTGGAACCGGATAGCCGCTTCGGCAAGTACCGTAGAGTACACCCCACAGGCGTTTTCCCATGGCTCTGTACGTTCTTCGTACTTAAAGCCCAGCACATCAAGCCCATCAACGTAAGTATCCGCCCACTCCTTTCGGCTTTGTACGTCGGACTCAACTGACGCTAGCAAGTCATTGGCTAGTTCTGTCAGTTCGTTCTCATCTAACTCTTCAGCTAGGTTGTCTTCAAACTCGGCGTCTCCAAGTTCTTCATCGTCTGGCATGAGTGATATTTCCACACTGCCATCGCTTAGCGTGACTTCTTTAGGATCGACGATCTCGATCTCCAGAGCGCTTTCCAGCTCAGGGTCTATGCCCTCATCTATGCCTTGTGGTGCCTGATATAAACCTTTTTCAATTGCCATTATTTTTACCTTTTTAATTTGCCTTCACGGATTAGCTTGTCACCCTGCGCTTTGGGAATAGACCCGCTACCGTAATTAGTTAAGTAGTTTTTACCATCGCCGGAAACGCCAACTATACGTTTGCCCCCAGCTACTGCGCCGCCCTTGTTATATCTTTTCATTAGTAGTATCCGCCCCTACGCGAAGATTTGAATTGTTGTATCTCGTCTTGTTCATCTGTGGGTAGTCGTATAAACCCACCTTGCCTAAATCGCATTAGCGCCATTACCATGGAGTCAACTAAGTCATCGTTACTAGCGAACGGGAAGCCCGCTACTTCATCTACAAGCTCTTCAGCCCAGCGCGTAGCTGGAACCCAGCACAGCCCTGAAG